AGTTAATGGAGAGTTTTCTGTATAGTAAAAATCGTTTCTATCTACTCTTTGGATTTCGGTAGATACTCCATAATCATTGTTATATACTACAGTCCCTAAACGATAAAAGGTAACTGAGTTTCCATATGTATCCACAGTTGGGATAATATAAAATCCGCCTGCTGCATCATAAGAGCAGTTGCCGGACGTTTTAAATATAGCTAATTTCTCATCTATATTTTCTGGTCTATTCGCATAATCCACATCTGTTTGTGGAAATCTTAACTGTTGATTTAAATCATCAGAATATTTTTCAAATATTTCTAATTGTACTTGAGTAGCGGTCCTGTTAAATTCATTAGGAGTCATGTATCCTCTTTGCTCCTTATTTAAAATTGACAGAACAGTTCTATATACAGTATTTACGTTTATAGCCATTCCTTATTATTATTATAACAAAAGGCGGACGAATCCGCCCTTCATTATTATTTTTATTAAACTAGTTTTTTCTGAATAGATTTAAAAACTTCTATACCTTCATCCGTTTTTAAGAATGCAGCAAAAGCTGAATAAGGTTGTTCATCAAATGGAACTTTCATAAGTTTCTTGCCATTAGATGCCCATACAAAATCTTTATTTTTATTATCTAACTTAATAACTCCTTGCTCAACAGCTTTAATTCCTATATTTCTAAGTTCAACATTTTCATCTTGCATTAAAGCCAAGAAAGTCTGAGGATTCTTTTTAGCAAATACTAAAACATCTCTTCTTACTTCCTTACTAGTTAATGAAGTCACATTGGAACCAAACTCAACTCTTAATATCGCTTCAGCATGTTCTATTTCAATTTCTTTTGCAGCATTTAATGCAGCAAGTTCTATTTCAATAACCGCTAATTCATCTTTAGCTTCTTCAACTGGTTGATATTCTTGATATTTTAAATCCTTCCATGGATGATATATTGAAAGCATTTTTTGTAAAGCTTGATGTTGTCTAGGAACACGTAATGTTCCATTTCTAAACACTATATGCTTTAAAGTTACTTCCCCTTTTTGTTCATCAGCAATAGGTGAAGCTTGATTTGTAGCATATCTTAGTGCTCTTTGTTCCCCCTTTTCTTCATCAAACCATAATAATGGCACTCGTTCTGAATGTCTTGAAGGAATTGTATAAGTTAAAGGAGATTTATTACCTGTTAAATAATAATGTCTATCTTTTACTTCCCAACCTTCTGGTTGAGAACTTTCTTTTTTGTTTTTTGTCATGATATAATATAATTAAATAATTAAAAAATATAAAGGATACTCCTGTCTGAAGATACATCCAAATAGACAGGAATAAACTTTATTAAATAATACTAACTAAGTAACACAAAGTTATTAGCAGCTTGTACACAAAGGCATCTTTCAGATAAGAAGTGAACTTCCATAGCATCAAGATCGGAAGTGTAAGCACCTCCAACAGATCCTGTGATCCATGATTTCATTCTTCTATCATCAGTTTGAGAAGCTCTATATCTTACATGTAAGAAAGGACGTCTAACGTTTGTACCAAGAATTTGGTCATAAACAGTAGAAGTACCAGCTGGAACTAACACACCACCAACATCACTACCCACAGTAAATCCTGTAGAACCACCTCTAGTAGAAGCGTCGTTAAGGTATTTCCATGAAGTTTTATAGAAGTCATAAGAACCTCTTCTAAAACCAGTGAATTGTAAGTTTAGTGCCATTTCTTCAGAATTTTCAAACACACCGTAAGATGTACCACCCAAACCATATGAGTTCTGAGAAGCAAGCATTGTATCAACCGCAATCTCATTGGCTCTATTCATGAAAAGCATGTTTTCTTCAATAGCTCCTTGAGAGTCTAGGTTTTCTAAGATTTCATTGAAATCAACTAATGCGCCAGTAAAGCCGGCAAATACATTACCTCTATTTTCAATAGCGTCAAATAGACCTTGAGTACCTAATATAGCAGCATTAGCAGCGCTAAAATCAGATAACCCAATTTGAGCTTCAGTCCAGAATGCAGAAGCAGGCGTCAAAGCGTCTACTCTTTCACCCTCAACTAAGGCCATTTCTAAATAATCTTCGAATCTTAGTCTAGTTTCACCTTCAGCTTTTAGATACCATAAGTATCCAGAAGCACCATCTTCAGTAGAAATTTCTACCCAACCAATCTGAGCAGTATCAGATCCAGATACTACGTATCTATCTCTAATAATAACAGGTTTGTTGTTGAATTGTGTGAAATTAGGTTCGATATTCTCCTGAACACCTTGACTTCCTTTTGGGAATTCAGAGCCATAAACAAATACTTTGTATCCATTTACATCAGGAACCGCAATAGCAGCTTGGCTATACGGATATACATCAATTGTCATCAGCGGAGCTTGAGAAGCACCAACAAAACATTTAATAGCAGCTGCACCAGCCGTCTTAGGTAATAACACAACAGTCATGTTTGGAGTTATTACGTTAGCGATAGGACCTAAAGGACCTGTAGGCGTGGCAGTTGAATCAAGTGTTACGCTGTTAGCGTTACCTACAGCCGCAGCTACAGTACAATCATCATATGCAACATGTAGTCTATTTTGTTCGGACCAGACTACTTGGTCACTTGTCATAGGAAGTTCCGCTCCTACCATTCTCAAGAATCCGGATAAGGTTCTATTACCATATCTTTCAACTTCAGCTTCATAAATTTCAGGAAGATACTGTTGAGCAAAGTCATTAGCACCGTCAGTGAAACTTAAATAGTTATCTGAAGTTATTTGTTGAGCCTGGGAAGGAATTAAACTGCCAAATTGTGGAATTATAGGCATAATAAATTAATTTTAATTGTTATTTATTTGTTTTAATTTTCAGTTTTCCAAGATCAGAACCACTTATTGCTTTTACTTTAATTCCACCTACAAATACATCCCCACTTTGAGTTTTCCTCACGTCTTGAGAGATATTTTTAGATTTTTTCACAACATCTTTAACAGCGTCGGCTTTGCCTTGCTCATAAAAATGTTTAGCTAAAGTATCTACGTTCCTAGCAGCATATAATGCTTTATGATAACCCTTAGCATCTTTTACATTGCCTTTGTCATCTAAATACTTAGAAACAAAATTGTGTAAATTACCTTGGGCTTTAGCAGTTTCCTCAGTATTTTTAACACCATATCTAAATTTTTTATCTCCAAGATCGAAATCAAAACCTTTGAAATCTTTATCGAATATTTTTTTAGTTTGTGTTTGAAAATCTGTATGTTGCTTGTTAGCGCTTTCTTGATCTTTTTTGTAACGATTAAAGAATTCTATAGCTTGTTGTTGTTCTTGCGTTACACCGGGTCTCAACTTGATTTCCTTGTAATACTTGCTTTTAACTTCTTCTAAAAACTTTTTAGCGTTTGCTACTTCTTCTTTATAAGCGAGTTTTTTCTTGCGGATGTCTCGCTCAGCATCCTCTTCTTCATTATATTTGAAATTATCTTCCATAATGAAACTAATTTCCTCATCATTAAGATGGGGTTTAGTTTTTTTGTAATATTCTTTTAATAAAGTTGAATCCTCAACTGTTGAATAATCTGCGTTCAGTCTAACATAGTCATCCATTGTTCCACCAGTCTCCTTCATAAATTGTACTAAATTTTGAAGATTTTCAGGTAAATCATTTTGTGGTGGAGTAGATTCAGCAACTGGTTCAGTTGTTTCTTCTGGTGTTTCTCCAATTTCTATTATTGGACTAGAATCTTCTTCTACTTTTTCTTCACCTTTTCCGGTAGGCTCTTGGGATTCTTCGTGTGTTTCTCCCACAGTTTCGCCATCTCCGGGTGTTTCCAAAACATCCACTTTCTCTGTGCTTGGCTCTTGAACGGCATTTTCTTTTTGTTTATTTGGTTCTTCTTTAATTTTAACTTTAGTTGGAGTAGTATCAACTACGTCCCCTTGTTGTTGTGTTAAATCAACTTTAGTTGGACTATCGTCCATTTGAGATTTAATAGTTTTCTTTTTAACTTTTAAAGTCCCATGGTCTTTGTTTTTTGACATAATAAAATATAATAAAAATTAATAATATGCTACACCATACCCGAATCAAACTCATAAGTATCTAATGTACCAGTTGGTGTTTCAAAATCAATTGGCAATGAGTCATCTTTCCTTTGAGATATCATTTCACTTTGCTGTGTAGCTTGTAATTTAGTTCTTTGATCTTTTCGATCTTCAATTTCAGCTTCTTTAGCAGCTACCACTTGATTACTCATTTGGGCTAATTCCATTTGATATTGGAATTCTAACTGCATAAGTTCTTTTTTAATTTGTCCCTCTTTTTCAATTTTTAATTGCTCCAATTGGGATTTACCTTGTTCTATTTGTAATTGTGTTTGCGCTACTGCTTGTTGTTTTTGTACTTCAAACATTGCAGCTTGCTCGGCACTCTTAGCATTTGATTCAGCTTGTAATTGAATATTCAATTGTTGTTGCTGAAGCATAGCTTGTTGTTTCTTTTTACGTCTTAATTTTAAGAATTGATTAGCTAATTTAACATTCTTAATTTGCCTAATATCAATTGCATCTTCTAAATTAATTCCCTCTGTTTGTAACGCAATTTGGATATTTTGTTCTAACTGCATACGTTCTTCTTCATCTGGTTCTAATTCTAAGAATATACCAAAGTCATGTAAACTTAAATTTTGTATTTCGTCTAATGTCCCTACATTAAAACTACTTATAGAAGATTTTAAAGATTCCGCTAATAAGTCATGTTCTAAACAATCCGATAATCTTAAAGATATATTTTCTGCAATTCTTAAACCTAAATATAATGACCCTTGTAAAATATGTCTTGTTGCAACATTAGAATTATATGCTGCTAATTTTTGTACACCTACTAGTGCTTCTGGATCTGGAGTACTAGCATCTCTGGCTTCATTTAATCCGGTAACATCCCTTATCATTTGAAGATAATAATTATATGTAGTAATTAAACTTTGCAATTTACGACCAGCAGATGATGTTTGTAATTCTTGAATAGGTACTTTAGCTCTATTAGGGTCACCATCTTGTGTTAAAGATCTCCCCACTATACTACCGGTTTGGAAATACATATTTAGAGCTTCCTGAGGATTATAATTAGTTCCATTGCCTAAATCTACTTCGGCTAAACCATCAACATCAACAAATACCCCATCAGGCACCATACGAGCTATAACTTGCTGAAGTTTTAAATGTGTTAATTGGATCATATCTGCAAATCCTGTGATTTTGCTTACCAAAGATTCTACTCTACCATGATATAATCTTGGAGCACATAGAGCATAATTCATTTTAACTTTAGTGTTATCAGCATAAGGACGTGTCATATTAGTAGACATTTCCCAATTAATCATTTCATTAATTCCTAATATCTTTGCCCCTGTGTATAATACTTCAATACTTCTACTAATTCTATCAAAATTATCGGTTTCGGGTGGATTAAAAGTATCAGGTTTTTCTAATGCTTTTTCTAACCCTTGATCAGTATGTTTTATTTTAAACACTTGATCCATATATGTTTTATATTCAAAAAACATTACAGCGACTACATCAGGCGCTTCATTCCAGTTTCTTAAATAATTCATTTCACCTGGAAACTTTTCAATTTTCTTTAACTGTGCATCAGTTAAATATGGGAATTGTTTCTTAAGTTCAGACATACTAATCATCTTAACTTCCCCTACATAATATAGATTTTGAAAATTAGGATCTGTACTATAAGAATAAACAAGATTAGCTGGATCAACATATTCTACAGTGATACCATTAGCATCATTAAAATTAGTTTTAACTGCACTAATTCCTAATATAACTAAATCTTGAATTAAACGAGCTTTAACTTGATCATATTTATTTTCAGCTAAAACTTGACTTATAGCTTCCTCTTCCGCTATTTCAATAGATTGTTTATAATTAAGCTGCATATGCAACTCTACTTCTTCTTGAGTTTCAGGTAAGTTCTCTTTTTCTCCAGAAGCTGATAGATCCATTCCTAATTGTGATTGAGCTTTAACTAAAAGCTCTTTCATCATCATATCCCTCATTAAATCCTTTGCGTAATTAGTTCTTTGTTTCAAACTCTCAGGATCTTGAGAAAATGCTTTAATTTCATAATCTCTATCGGACAGGCCATTTACAACTATATCTACAAATTTAGAAATAATAGGAACAGGCTTCCAATCTAAATTAAGATAAGATAGATCACCATTAATAGATAATTCATCTTTGTATTTTTGTACACTTTGTTCACCACGTGCATATAGCCTTCTATTATGATATTCAGCATAATTAGTTTGATACAAGCCAGTTTGGGTGGTTGCGGCACCATATCTATTGTTGCTAAACCACTCGTTTTCTATTGCTCTAGCCACTTTTAAGCCGTACTCCCAACTATTTTTCTCCTCGATAGGTACTACCTGACTAGGAAAACCACTTAAATAATTAGCATCCGTTCCGTTCATTTATTGTATTATTTGTGATGAGTAACCAGAATTATTATATTTTTTAAATCCTAAAGGAATTAATTCTCTTTTAAAATCATTAACTGGTTTATATTTATTTTTATTGCATGCCATAATCGCTAGACCTGAACTTATAGATGCATCATGTTTTGTTCTATTAAACATATTGAACTGGGCCCAATCTTCTAATGTACGTTGGAAATATAAATCCCCGTATTGTTCATTGTTGTAACCTACATAGGTTTCAATATAACTCTCTATGGCAGCTGCATGAGCTTGTCTTATATCTTCACTTGAATTAGGAATTCCACCTACTTCTTTTTCTGTTGTAGATAATTTAGAATATATTTTATCTGGACGATTTATAGAAAAGCCTCTATACCCTCTTCTTTTTAAATAATACAACAATCTAGGTTTATTATTTTCACAAAGTATTGGCATACCGTAAAAAACAATCGCCATTAAAACATCTTCAAAGAAAATCTCCGCTGTTTGAGGTCTTGCTATATATTCTAAAAAAAATCTATTAGCAGGACAATTTTCCATACTAAATTTTGTTAAACCATGTAGAGCTCCTTTAGAACCTTTACCATCAGTAGTACCAGATATATCATAAGAATCACATCCAAAAGCGCCTAAGTGCTCATTACCAGGATAGTTTTTGCCATTTTTAATTACAACGTTATTTTGTAAATTATTTAATGGTGTCCATGTAATCCAAAATCTTCCATCAATATAGGGCATAAATATTACTCTAGAATCTTTTATACCATTTTCCCATTGAAAATTTCCCCTAGTTAAAAGCGGAGATCTTAATAAGATTTCTTCATTATAATCTATCTGTTGATATATTTTAGTTAAATTAAATAAAGATTGTTTTGTTTCGTCTCTAAAAGCATGTTTTGTAGTCCTGGGAAATTGTCTATAAAATTCATTTAATGAATCAGGATTATTTTTTAAACCCTCTACTTCATTTTCCCAATAATTTACAACACCAATATCTATAACATCTCCACGCGGTCCCTTTGTTTCTTCCCTGGGGGTGTCGAATACAGGTAGTCCATAAGAGTCAATGTATCCTTCGTAGTTCCATTCCATAGGTATGAACAAAGAATAGAGTCCTGAGCTTGTCTGTCCATTGCGGTTCCTTTTTGTAACATCTGATTCATTATATAATCTTTTAAAATTACCACCACCTTTATCTAAAGCATTAGAGGTGCTCCCCATCATACATTTACCTACTATTCTACTACCAAGTCTTAATGTTGTTTTAGTAACCCTCCAGTTGTTTAATATATTATTAGGTCTCTCCCATTTACCACTTTCATCATGTACTAATAGTTTTAATTTTTCACCGTCATAACTATTATCACCAGTATTTTTCCAGTCAATGGTTGTATCTAGGCCATCTAATTCTGCAGGTGTTTCGCCTTGATCTATCTTTCTTCTAGTAAATTTAGAAGCTGGAACCCTATATGCTAATTCTGTTTTAGGTCGATCCATACCATCTTGGATCGGTTTAAAAAAGAACGGATAATTTACTGATATAGGAACAACCTTGTCAGTAAACATCTTTTTAGCATCTGGTCCAGTTTTAGATAATATTCCATACCTAGAATCACTAGATATTGTTGCTAGATTTACTACTTCACCTGAGGCCATAAAAGAAAATCCAGATCTACGATTTTTAAGGTAACAAATCCCATAGCATCTTGTATCAGCTTTACAAGCTTCCCAAAATATAAAGAATAATCTGTTTGCTTCCCTGTAGTCAGGTGCTCCAACATCTATTTTACTCCATTGGAGATACATATAATGAGTACCAGTAATATAGGTATCTATGTCTCTATTTTGAAACCAAAAACCTTCATCTCTTCTTACAAATTCTTCATCTATATAATCATGCCACTTTTCTTTGAACTCTTGAGGATAGTGTTTCCAATCAAAAACAGTTTTGATTCTACTTAATTCTTTAGGATAATTAAATTTTATCCATTTATTTTCTTTAGACTTATGAACATTACTTTTAGTAGGTAAGGCTATTTTTAAATTTTGAATTTCATAAATATCCCCAATCTGTCCAGTCCTACTAATAACTATAACATCATGTTCTTTATTATAACCATATTCCCATTTTTTATAACGATTAAATCGTTTAATAATTTTAGGTTTTATATGATTATCTAATATCTTATATAAAGTTTGTTCATACATTATTTAGACCTCCCCTCCGCAAAACCTTTAAAAGGTTTTTCTTTTTTAACTTCTTTGGGTTTCCCATCTAACATATTCTTTTCGTCTTCTAATCTATTTAAGATTTCAAAAGCATCGAAAATTGCTAACTTTTTTGTAGCAGCTGCATTTTTCAACCTATCTGCAGATATATCTTCATCTGAATCTACAATAGGTTCTTTAGCTACTTTAATTAATTCCTCAACTGCTTTGTGCCCAGCAAGGATTATATTCAGTTTCGTGTCCTTCGTATTCATGCTTAATAATGATATTTGTTGATTTCATACAATATAATAATTCTTTATCCACAACAAATTCCCATTCGCGTTTAGGAGGAAAACTAATTAAGTCCCCTGGATTAACTTCTTGTGCAGTCAAATATTCATTACCGTATTTTAAAATACCAACAAGTTTTTTGTCTATCACATTATCTAAAGGATTATCATTTTTAACTGGTTTTACAAAACAATAATCACCAAAAGTTTTCCATTTGTTATTTCTTTTGTACAAATATATTTGGTCTGGTTGTGCAAAATAAAGATCTTCTTTAAAATAAGAAGATGAATTTCTTTCATTCCCTTTTTGGTCGAACCACCTTCTAAATATATTATGGTGTACTATAAGCGTATCTCCTACTTTAATTTTGGTTTCATATTCAGTGGGTATAGATACTACTTTTGCTTGTCTGCTAATAAATGTAAATTCTTCAACAGAACTATTTATAATTAATTTTTTACCATCAACCTCTATTTCATTATCGTATCTACGATTTAAAGGGGTGATAATAAATTTATACAAACTTTTCATTAATATTCTAAATCATATTCAACAGATATTGCCATGTGAGAATTAAATTTCTTCCAAGGCAATACCTCTTGCTTTTTCATTATAAATATATTATAAGAAGAATCGGGTTCGTTATAAATAATACTATGAATAGTATGACCTCCATATACCTGCTGGGCTACAGAATAATGCATAGCATCATTCTTGTAATCAGCACCTATACTGATTTTTCTTATATTAGAAGTCATTATTCCGCTTTTTTAAGATCGGCTTTTTCTTCTTCTGTAGCGTCAGTATATTCCCCAGTCTGAACGTTAATATTTATAGCCCCATATACATCTTCTAATTTCTTTTTAAGATCATCCATTTCTTTTTGGAATTTAGCTATAAGCCCTAGGTCATTGGCTTTTTGTACTTCTAAAAACCCAATATTAGTTAAACGTTGCTGAAGATTACTTTGATTAGTCTGAATTTCTTTTAATTCGTCTTCTGTAATTTTGTTTTCTTTTTTACTCATAATTTAATTTTATTTGATTAATACTTACTTATTTATATTCACGTATTTTAACGTGTTTTTACTTTTTTCTAATTGATTGAAATTTCTCTGCCCCACGAGATCCAAAATAGGCCACATATACAGTAACCAGAAGTGTTTGAAGTAATGATACCCATCCTTCGCTTACACTAAAATCCCATTCAAAACTATCTAATAATATTAACAATACCATAGATAGTGTTAAAAATATTAAAGACATTGGCCGAGTATTTTTACTTAACCAACTATCGGATTTCATATCACTATTCCAGCGCTTTGATACTTCCTGCATTTCTACCATATCTTGTTGTAATAGCATTAATGCTTTTTCTTTATCTTCGGGTGGTAAAGTTTCGTCTTTTTGTATTAGGTTTTTAACTATGCCTAATACACCGGCGTCTGGTAATATATCGCCAGCTATGCCTAATATACTTGGGGCTACTTTTGTTAAAAAGCTCCCGACTTTTGTGTCTTTAAACTTTTTTTTGCTTGGCATAAGCTTCTTTTTCCCAGGGTAAATTTTTATCCCCTTCGGTTATTTTAGAACGATCATATTTCTTTCCTTCAAAACAAATAGAATCATCATCCCAACTAAATCTACCTTCTTTTATTTGTTGTACATGTATTTTTTCATGCTCTACAGTATCTTCCTCCATATCATGGGGAAGTTTCTCATTAAGCACTATGCTACCATTCATTAATGTGACTCCATGCGTATGCCCATCTTCAAAAGGAGCTCTATACACGGGTGTATTGTCTACCTTATAAGGCGATCGCATTTTAAAAGCCATTTACTTAGTACTATTGAAGTCTTCCTCTGGTTCGTGATCAGTTTGCTCTAACGCATCCCCTCTTAAAACATCAACATCTTTAGTATCTACATCAACTCCGTCTTTATGACCAGCAGATTTTCTATCTCTAAGGTCTCTATCTTCCTTATAAATATCATCTTTAGCATCATGAATTAATCTTCTTTCATGATCCATATCCATTCTTAAATGGTGGTTTCCACCGGAATATTTTTTATAATGTCCCATTTTTTAATTGTTTTTGTTTGTTATTGTTTTTGTTTTAATTGATTTATTTTTTATTTTTCCACGCATCAATCCATGCTTGTACGTTTGATTTAGGTGTGCTCATAATTATTGTTTTTATTTGTTAATTATTATTATTTTAATTTTCTAATGTACTACTTTTAATAAATCACCAGTTCTGTAAAATGCACCAGCAGTTAAACTTGCCGCTAAGGCAGCTGCATTATCGGTATATTCTACTAAACCTATAACTTGTAATGAAGCTGTAGTGTTTTGTGTCCCTATCCCAATTTGACCATTATTATTTAAAAATAATTGATTATCATTTCTAGTACTTGTACTTGCTTGAGTTTGTATATTTAAAGTACCCCCACTTGAACTACCTGATCCAACATTTACTACCTCCAAACTAACAATTTTATCACTTTGATCTGTATCATCTCCAGTTCCTGGTCCTGCATACCACTCCATACGATTAGTATTGCCAGGATTATTTCCCATATCTCTTAATCCTAATAATGTATTATCATAAATATTAGCACCACCTTTCACATAAAGGTAAGGACCTGAATGGTTTACATGAGGAGGACTATTTACTACAAAATTATTGACATAAATTACTTCAATACCTTGAGCAGCTCCTCCAATAAGTGAAGCAAAATCATAAGTTATTCTAGAATCAGTTAAAGTAGAAGAAGCGAATGGAGCATCCCACATGGGTAAAACATATTGCGTTCCATTACCACTAACCCCTCCTGGAGGAGCTATCCAATCTGTCCCTGTTACGGTAGAACTTAATACTTGTCCTGCAACCCCTACATCTCCGCTACTATCTGTAAAACTTCCTCCAACAGTTAAATTACCTGCTGTTACAGTTAAATCCCCTGCTGTTACGATTGAGTCCCCTGTTGTTACAGTTAAATCCCCTGTTGGTACAGTTAATCCAACCCCACAAGTTGTTAATCCTGCTACAGATAAATCCCCTGTTGATATAGTCAGGGTTCCAACGCTAAGAGAAAGATCTCCTGTTAAAATACCACCAGCTAATGGTAAATAAGGTCCACCTGTAGTATTTATAAAATCAGCTGAAGTAATTCTTACATTTGTATTAGTGGCAGTATTGTACCCCACTACATGGGATACATTAGCAGTACTTGTTTCTAAGTTAAATTGTGAAAACTTTAAATTTGCCATTTTTATTTATTTTATTCGTGAATCATTAAATCAACCCCATTTTCAAAGAGTAATATATTATTCCCAGTTTGGGTTATGATGTAATCTGTAATTGGACCGGTAACACCAAGTGCATTAGGTACAGATAATATCGCATTTGCATTTCCAAGTATTGTTGCCATAATTATTTATAATAAAGCAATAATATCGTCTGCAGTTGTGCCTGTGAAATTTACCCTCCCTACGTTAATAGGAATAAATGAAGCATTTGCTACATTAAATAATGTAACAGCTTTATCTAAAGATGTTTGTATACTTACATCTCCAGCAGTTCCTACATATAATAAAAACGCATTTGGTTCAGGATTAGCTTGATATATCGTATAGTCCTCGGGAGTACCTACAAAAATATTAGCACTCAAACTAAGTAGTTCTTTACTATCTATTGCAGTCACAGTAGCAATTAAGTTTGCGCTTTCATTGTAAACAGTATCACCAACTAATACTGCAGGAATAGAAGTACCAAATCCAGTAAAAGTGGCCCCTGTATCTGCTAATTTATCTGGTACAACGCTAGTATTAGCCCCACTTGCACTTACATAAGGTTGTGGTATATTTATAGTATCACTAGGAATTACTCTAAAAGCATTACTAGCTTGATTCATTGTTTCGTTTGGTAGTGTAGCCATTGTTTATTTTTATTAAAATTTATTTTTGAGCTTTTGATGTGATTGGACCCATTCCACTATAAGGAACTTTTCCAAATTTTAAAGGCATTCCAAATATACCATTACTAGCACCTTGAGCCATAGGCATTCCGCTAGGGTCTAATGGAGCTTCCCAAATATATTGTTGTCCGTAATCTTTTCTTTCTTTTTTAACTGTTGCCATAGTATCTATTTTTATTAAAAGGGAACATATTATTTAATTTTTCCCTGCGTTTTCCGCAGCCGCAATCCTTTCCGGTTTTAGCTGCTACTTTATCAACAACTTGTTTAATACCAGTTGCTGTTGTAATTTTATTTATTAAATCTCCTGCACCATTCATACCTTAATTTCTATTAAGCCATGAAGAACCTGTAACGTAACCTAGAGCGTTACTTATATTTCCCCAATCTGTAGCTGCCTGAGAGTCCGAAAGAGAGGTATAACCCAACCCTTGTGTGCCTTGATATCCTCCAGCATCACCTCCCGCGAAAAGCGAGGAATAATTATTCATCATTTCATTGAATACATTTCCATAATCTTCTTGTGTTG